CATCATAAGCTTTTTTAGCTTCGTTTTGTCTAGCTTTGATGTCTAGTTCTCTAGATTTTAGTTTAAGTAATGGATCACCACCTAATTCACTAATAATTTGTTCTTCTTCCTTCATGTAATCTCTAACCATTTCAGAAATCAACACAGCTTTTCTAGAATTAACTTTATTTGTAAGTTGAGTTACTTGTTGAACTAGTTGTTGGTTCTGTGGTTGTTGTTGTAACATCTGTTGCATCTGTTGTGCTTGTGCTAATTCTTCTTGGAACTCTAATTGTATTTGTTCTTGAGCCATTAAACTAATTCTTTCCAATATATTTTTTTGTAAAGCACCCATAATAGTCGGTGAGTTCTGTACCATATTAGATTGCATAAAATTTAAGTGTGAATCGATGTGAGCTTTGTGATCTTGACCAGGGAAAGCTTGAAAAGGTTTCATACCCATTGCTGCAATTTCTTCTAGTGCAGGGTCAATGGGTTGAGGTTGTTGCGGTGGAGGTAATATCGCGTTGATATTTTTTACCCCGACCGCTTCATACATGGATCTGTACGCTTGGTACAAATCATGTATCTGAGGATTCGATTGTGCTAATTGTAGCTCCATTTGAGCCATAGAAATTCTTTGTGTTTGAGAAAAAATGTTAGGATCAGCAACCGGAAGTATATCTACTTTCTCATCAAAGTCTGCAACCTTAACATTTCTAGTAGCACCGGGAACATCGTAAGGATATTCTTGTGGTAAGTAAGTTTTAAATACTTCTGCTAATAATCTAAATTCATGTTTAAGACCAACGTATAGTCTTTTGTGGATTGCGGACATAACTCTAGACCCACGTTCTAAAAGTGCAACTGTAGTACCGACCGCGGCTTGTTGATTCATATCTCCAACTTGTGCATCTGCAATACTTGCAAATCTTTGACCTGCATTAACCACAACTCCCATTAATTGTAAAAGAGTTTGGTCTGGTCCTTTAAAAGGTAATTGCATAAACTGATCTTTGATATTTCCACCAGGTGCATCTACATCTCTAAACTCACCAGGTTGTAATGGCTGTGCATCATCTCTAATTCTTATACCTCTAGTTTTAAAACCAGCTGGTAAATTAGCTAAAGTTCCTGCATCTAATAATTGTCTTAATGCAGAAGTTGCTGTTCTAGTTAAACCACCAATCATATGAATTAAACCAAAACCATAAAAACCTGTACCTGGTAAAAATTTATATTGTACAAAGTATTTTATTTTTTGTTTAGTTGGATCATCTTCTGTGTAATTTCTTCTAATAGATAAAATTTCGTTAGTAGATTCTAAAACAGTTATAATATATGGAAGTTTAATTCCTGTTGGCTCACCATCAGAACCCATGTCTTCAAAACCTTCTAAGTCTAAATCTGTATGTATTTCTAAAAGTGTGTATTGATCTTCTGCATTTCCATCTTTAGAAATTCCCTCTAATCTTAACTCTGCATCTTTAATTTGATTTTCTGTAACAGGAGGTTGTCCAATATCTATGTCTTTGTAAAAACCAGAAACTTGTTGTTTTCTAATTTCATTTTCTGACATTCTTAAAACGTGAACAATTGCTTCTGCGTCTTCTAATGAGTTAGCCGAATAAGGTACAACTAAATCATCTGCTTGTACAAATTTAGAAACAGCTCTACCTAGAAGATCATCATAATAAATTTTCTTAAAGGTAGAACCTGAGAGGGGTAGATAAAAAAGCATTTGATCAAATTCAGGTTCATACTCTGGCATTTGATCCATGATTTGATAATTCATAAAATCTTTTACTCTGTGTGCTTGGTCTTGTTTTTCGTTAGTCACATCTCCTAAAATTTGTGCACGTACTGGACCATCAGCTGGTAATAATTCTTTGTAAGCTTGCGCTTGAAATTGTGTAACCGCTTCAGCAAGAACAGGATGGTTAACACCACTTGCTCCTCTAAAAGGTTGTGTTCTTTGTTCGTATTTAAATCCTAAAAGATTTAAACCTTCTCTGTAAGTGTCTTCCCAGTCACCTCTAGATTGTTTGTATTCTGTATACTTGTCAAAAAGATTAGAACCTAGTTCGTCTAGGTATTGCTCGTCCATAACTTCTGCTAAGTTTGAAAAATGGTCTTCTGTTTGTAATCCTTCCATAGCGTTAGGATCAAAATTTATTTCTGCTCCACCTTCTTCATCCATAGTTACATTTGCTTGACCTTCTTGTGTCGGAACAGAATCTTCTGGAACTGTAACTTCTTGTTCTACAAAAGCTTCATCAGTAACTGTTTCGTTGGGTAATGCGTCTTCTATTTTAGCCATATCTCTTTCCTGTTAATTATAACACACCTTCATATGTTGGATTGGCAAGTATACGCAATAATCCTTGATTTGGCAATGTCTTATTTCTTTGAACAGCTTTGGCTTTTCTTCTTTTTTCAATTTCTCTATTTGCTCTTTCATTTACCATATCTACATCAACAGCTTCTAGTCCTTGTTTTGCTGGAGTCATAAAATCTGTATCCATCATAGAAAAGTCTTCTGCAATTTGTGCATTCTTAACAGCTTGTCTTTCAACAGGATCCATTGTCATAAGTCTTTGACCTTCTCCCACAACTCCTTCTAACATTAAAGGACTTGCTAAAATTTCTGCCATTGTTTTACCTTCGTCATACATTTGTTTCATGAAATATGCTTCTAGTGGTAATGCTGCAACACCTAAAACTTTTCCAACAGATTTAGCTATAGATTTAACTGCACCTTTAGTCATACTTGGTGCTTCTGCTATATTGGCCGGGAAAGAATAAAGTGAGTTTCCTTTTGTTGCTAAATCTTTTATTTTAGCTAAGTCTGCTTTAGATGCATTTTTAAAAACAACATTTGCTCCTGTCTTTCCGCCAGACAAAGTAATTTTTGGATCTCTAATTACATCTTTATATTTAAATCCTGTTTTTGACATAGGACTTTCTGTAAAAGAAAGTCTACTTTTAATATTTCTATACTCTGGATATTTAAGTCTTAGTGCTCTGTCTTCTGCAGCAAGTTTAGCCAGTGCTTTTCTTTTTGCTTCAACAGACATACTTCTATTTAATTCAATAGCTCTTTGTCTGTATTGAATATTATCTATTTTTTTTTCAAAAGGATGGTAGCTTAATTTATTTACATCTTTTGGAAGCATAGCTTTATTACTTGTAGTAACTTTACTTTTTCTACTTCCTAGATGAGAAGATTCTTTTTTACTTCCTAAAGGAGCTGCTGATTTTTTTTCAGCAACATCACTACTAAATTTTTTTATTCTAGCTTTTCTTCTATCTTTAGTAGCATTTTTATTTTCAGGTTTACTTACTCTTTCTGTTCTTTGTGGTGTTATTTTTTCTGCTGCTTTTTTAGATAAAACTCCTGCTCTTACTAAATCTCTTTTATTAAAATTTTTGTATTTAGGTTTATCAGCAATTTTTTGAAACTTTTCTATAGTTTTTGGATCTTTTAAATTTATACCTTGTTGATTTCTTAATTTAAATTCTGGTTCACTCCAATTATAAGTTTGTTTTGCTTTTTGCAAATATCTTTGCATTCTACTTTTGCCTGTACTACCTTCAAATAAAACTTTGTTAGCACCTGTAGATAATCTTTTGGCAATCTCACCTGCACCATATCCTAAATCATATAATCTTTTTATTTGAGGTCTTAATCCTCTTTTGTTAACTTCATTAAAAACTGAATCTAATTTTTGTAGTTCTGCTTTAGCTAAACCACCTTTCGCGTAACCCTGTCTCATAGCCTCTTTGACTGCTTCGCCAAAGTCATAGCCATCATCCATCAGCTCGTTTACTTTTGCACTGAATGCTTTCTCAGCGGAACCGTTAGTCGATCCGCCGTCCGCGAATTTAAAAACTATTTCGCCTTTTGTATTTTTACCATCAGATGTAAGTCTAAATTTTTTATCAGTATCATCGTTGCCATACTGAATAGTAGCTTTAGTACCATCTTTGTCTTTTTCTATAAACGCTGCACGGTCCTCGGCTCCATAGCCGCCAACAATTTTTCGCGAACCGTCGGGATTAAAATAAGGTTCTATAAAAAACTTTCCAGGTTTATCACCTTTAATTTTTTTTACTGTCTTACCTAAATTATCTATGATATCTGTG